TCATCATCGTCTCCAGGACCCAGACGATGGCCAAGAAGTTCCTCACCCAGATCAAGGGCATCCTGACCGGCCCGCAGTACGCCAAGCTCTAGGGCGCCTTCGGCCCCGTCGAGGGGTTCGACCACAACTCCGCCAGCTGGCGCGAGGACATGATCTACCTCTCGGACGACGTCCGGACCTCGAACGCCAAGGACCCGACCGTCCAGGCCCTGGGCATCCGGGGCCAGATCTACGGCGCCCGGGCCGACCTCATCGTCATCGACGACGCGATCGACCACACGAACTCCCACGAGTACGAGAAGCACATCGACTGGATCCAGTCCCAGGTGATGTCTCGTGTCGGCAACTCCGGCACCGTCCTGGTGGTCGGCACCCGGATCGCCCCCACCGACCTCTACTCCGAGCTCCGCAAGCCGGAGCACTACCCGGAGGAGGTCTCCCCGTGGACCTACTTCTCCCAGCCGGCCGTCCTCGACTTCGCGGACGACCCCGCCGATTGGGTCACCCTCTGGCCCCGGTCCAACCAGCCCGAGCCGGCCGTCAAGGGCGACCGAGCTCTCCCCGACGCTGACGGGTACTACCCGAAGTGGGACGGCTACGCGCTCTCGCGCCGGCGGTCCCGGATGCTGCCCCGCAACTGGTCGATGATCTACATGCAGCAGCAGGTCGTCGAGGACGCCACCTTCCCGCAGGAGGCTGTGAACGGATGCATCGACGGCCAGCGCCAGGCGGGTCCGCTCACGGCCAACCCCGCCGCCCCGAACGGGCGAGCTGGCGGGATGACCGGGCTGTACGTCATCGCCGGGCTCGACCCGGCAATGGCCGGCAACACCGCAGCCGTCGCGTACGCGGTGGACCGCTCGACCCGGATGCGCTACGTCCTGGACGTGTTCAACGGCCGGACGACGCCTGACGACCTCCGCGACCTCATCAAGAACTGGACCGTCAAGTACGGCGTGATGGAGTGGCGGGTCGAGAAGAACGCCTTCCAGATCATGCTGACCCAGGACCGCGAGGTCCGGCAGTTCCTCGCCAGCCGAGGCTGCCAGCTGAAGGAGCACTTCACCGGCAACAACAAGTGGGACACCGACTTCGGCGTCTCCTCGATGCGCGACCTGTTCGGCAGCTGGATCCAGGACGGACCCAAGGGCTGGAAGGCCGTCGTGCCCCCGCTGATCTCGCTCCCCTCCCGGGTCAACTCCGAGGGGACCAAGGCCCTGGTCGAGCAGCTCATCACCTGGTTCCCCGACTCCCCGAAGTCGCAGAAAACCGACTGCGTCATGGCGCTGTGGTTCTGCGAGATCCGAGCTCGGGAGCTCACCGACGAGGGGTTCGGCAAGACCCACCTCGACAACCCGTACCTGCCGCCCCGCCTGCTGGAGCGACAGATGACCGTAGACCTCGACACCTACTTCCTGGAGTCGCAGGTCGCAGACCTGGGGATGCTGTGACGACCTATCCTGACGCGATCCTGAAGCTGATCCCCCCGGGCTCGAACGACCCGAGGATCTAGCCGGTCGGGGTCGTCCTGCACGTCGCGGTGTTCGAGGGAGACTCGCTCCACGACTACTTCGCCTACCGGTCCGGTGGGATCGAGTCCCACCTCTACATCCGGTACGACGGCAAGATCGAGCAGTACCGCGACTTCGACTACGAGGCCGACGCGCAGTACAAGGGCAACAGCTGGATCGACGGCGCCCACCGCAACGGGTTCATCTCGATCGAGACCGAGGGCATGGGCTCCGGCACCTGGACCCCGGAGCAGCTCGCCTCGATCAAGGCGGTCCTGCTCTGGCTCTCGAAGCGGTACAACTTCCCGCTCCAGCGGTGCCCCTCGATGCAGCCGACCTCCCCGAGCAACGGCGGCGTCGGCTACCACTCGCAGTACGTCGGCTGGTCCAACGTCGTCGGCAAGACGTGCCCCGGCTCCGGACGGATCGACCAGTTCAAGAACGTCCTCATCCCCTGGATGAAGGACCCCCAGGAGGACGACATGACCCCGAACGAGATGTGGACCGAGCTCTCGACCCACGAGGCCTGGTTCATCGACAAGGCCCGCCAGGCGGTCCAGAGCGAGCTGGGCGACGAGAACGTCGGAGCCTTCAGCGACCGTGTCGCACAGAAGGTGCTCGCCGCTCTCCCCCCGGCGCCCGCCCCGGCCGGCGCCACCGTGGACCTCGACGCTCTCGCGGCCAAGGTTGCCGACCTCCTCTCCGAGCGCCTGAAGGGCTGACATGAACGAGTCCATCCCTGCCCGCGTTCGCTCCATGCGGGAGCGCAACTCGGAGCGCGATGGCCGCATGTAGGACGTCTACGACGTCCGCAAGGGTGAGACGTCCCGCCTCCTGCCCGGGATGTTCCCCGACATCTGGCCGAAGCCCATCGTTGCGAACTTCGTGGACACCACGGCACGCGACCTGGCCGAGGTGACCGGCACCGCCCCCTCGATCAACTGCGAGTCCGCACTCCAGGTGTCGAACGCGGCGAAGAAGTTCGCCTCGAAGCGAACCAAGATCGCGCACTACTACTTCGACTGCTCGAACCTCGGCATCCAGCTCATCTCCGGTGCCGACCGGTACTACAGCTACGGCTTCGTCCCCTTCGTGGTCGAGCCTGACTTCCACAAGAACCGGCCGCACATCCTGCTGGACGACCCGATGGGCGTCCACTACACGCTGGATCTGCTGGGCAACGTCACGCAGTACGCGAAGGTCTGGCGCGAGAGTGCGCTGGGTCTCGCCGCCAAGTTCCCGGCGTACGAGTCGGTCATCCTCGGTGACTCGGCCGGTGGGGACAAGGCCGAGCTGGAGGTGATCCGCTACATCGACAAGGACGTGCAGATCCTCTACCTCCCCGAGAGGAAGAACGCCGTCCTTTCCGAGGTCCCGAACCGGCTCGGCAAGGTGCCGGTCTACATCGCGGAGCGACCCGGCCTGGACAACCAGGTGCGCGGTCAGTTCGACGACGTGATCTGGGTGCAGCTCGCACGAGCTCGCATGGCGCTGCTGGGCATGGAGGCGGTCGAGAAGTCCGTCCAGGCCCCGCTCGCTGTCCCCCAGGATGTGCAGCAGATGACGTTCGGCGGTGACGCGATCATCCGCACCGCCTCCCCGGAGAAGATCCGGCGCGTTGGCGTCGAGCTCCCGAACGGGGCATTCACCGAGAGCCAGCTGCTCGAAGGTGACATGCGGGCCGGCGCCCGCTATCCCGAAGGGCGCTCTGGCCAGATCGACGCCAGCGTCGTTACTGGCCGTGGCGTCCAGGCCCTGATGGGCGGGTTCGACAGCCAGGTCAAGACGGCCCAGCTGGTCATCGGCGCGGCGCTCGGCAAGGCCCTGATGATCGCGTTCGAGATGGACGAGAAGTTCTGGCCCGGGATGAAGAAGCCGATCCGGGGTGTCGCCAACGGCGCACACTTCGAGGAGACCTACGTCCCCGACAAGGACATCGCCGGCTCCTACACGGTCGATGTGACCTACGGCTTCGCGGCCGGCATGGACCCCAACCGTGCGCTCGTGTTCCTGCTCCAGCTCCGTGGCGACAAGCTCGTCCCCCGCGACTTCGTGCAGCGCCAGCTGCCGATGGACGTGGACGTCGTCCAGCTCCAGCAGATGGTGGACGCGGAAGAGACGACCGACGCGCTGAAGCAGGGCGTGTTCGGGATGCTCGCCAGCGTCGGGATCATGGCCCAGCAGGGCATGGACCCCACCGACCTCCTTCGCAAGACCGCCTCGATCATCGAGATGCGCGAGAAGGGGATGCCGTACCACGACGCCGTCCTGAAGGCGTTCGAGCCGCCTCCCCCGCCCCCCGAGCCGCCGGGGGGTGCGTCGATTCCCGGCGTGGCCCCCGCTACCGGCCCCGGTTCTGAGTCCGCACCCTCCGGCCTCCCGCCTGGGATGCAGGCCTCCGGCCTGCCGTTCGGTGTGGCACCGGGACAGGCCGAGATGGGACAGGGTGGACGGCCCGACATGCAGACCCTCCTGGCCTCGATCGGCTCGACCGGTCAGGCCAACCTCCAAGCGGGCGTTGCCCGCCGACTCCCCGCGTGAGAGGAGGAACTATGGCGAACGGACACAGCCCCGACCGCCCTGCTGGGCAGGGTGGGATGGCGCAGCCGAACACTTCACAGCCGCTGCGTAGCTCGGTCAAGGACGGCAAGGTCGAAGCCCCCAAGGGCACGATCAAGACCGGAGTTCACGTCAAGCCCGTCTGACAGGAGTACCGATGAGCGACATGGACGACGACGACTTCGACCTCTCGGTCGAGCGGCCGATGAGTCCCATCGACCTCGTCATCGCGGTGTGGTGCCTGCTCGGCTGCATCGTCGAGGCGTTCTCCGCCTTCTTCAACCACGTGGCGACGATCCTCGTCGCCCATCGGAACTACCAGTCAGGTCAGCGTGAGTTCGCAGACACGATCCGCGCTGACATCGAGAACATCCCGACCACAGAGGAGGCCTGATGGCACGCGGTGGATACCAGCAGCCGTCGAGTCCCGCTCCTGTTTCGGGACCGGGCGCCATGAGCAAGCGGACAGACGGAGGCCCCGTTCAGAAACTCCGCGATCTGCCTGACGCGCAATACGGTGAGGCCGCGACTTTCCGCGAGCTCCAGCAGAGCGCCCCGTTGGCGTAGACCCCGTCCTCCTCGGCTCCGGCCGGCGGGGGCGGGGCTGCGCTGACACCCCCGACCGGGTTCGACGCCCCGTCGCAGTTCCCCGACATGCCCGTGACCGCCGGCGCTGACGCCGGCCCTGGTCCCGGCACCGAGGCCCTCGGCCTGAGCACGGCTCCGAAGATGGACCCGGCCGACCGAGAGCGCCTCGTCTCCTACCTTCCGGCCCTCATCGCCCAGGCCAGCCGGCCCGAGGCGTCAGTGGCCTTCCGCAACTACGTGAGGGCGCTCCGCGCACAGGTGCTCTGATGGGTTTCTGGGACAAGTTCGACAACGTCGCCCGGTCGTTCCCCGTGGTGGGCACGTACCTGGCCGGCGCGGTGGACATGGCCCGGGCTGCCAACGACAACGACGAGAACACCACGATCAAGTCGGCCATCGTCGCGCAGGCCCCCGACGAGGCCTCGCGCCGGCGTGCCGCTGAGACGATCGGTGCCATCCCCGGCGTTCACCCGACACTGACCGCCCTGGCGAACGTCTACTCGTACGGCGTGGCTCGCCCGGTCTCGACCGGCGCGCAGCAGCTGACCAACGTCGAGGGCAACGACGTCTCCCCGCTCTTCGGGTCGCAGGCCTGGAAGCAGGCATGGGAGAACAGCCGCGAGGTCTCTCCCGGCCAGGCGCTCATCAAGCTGTTCGCTGAGTCCGAGGACCAGCTGCCCACGAGCTCCAGCACCTTCCAGAAGGATCTGGGCATCGAGAGCAACAACTGGCTCGACGTCGCATCGGCCGGCACCAAGGGCGACCCGCAGTTCAACCCGTGGTTCTCCTTCGCCTCCGGCACGGTCGATGGCGTGCTCGCGTGGAACGCTGACCCGCTGGTCGTGGCCGGCAAGGCGACCAAGGTCGCCAGGCTGAACCGGACCTTTCTGAACAAGGCCGGTGACGTCGAGGCGCTCACCGCCGACAAGGCCACCCTCACCGGTCGGCAGGCCAAGATCCGCTCCGAGGTGGACTCGTTCATCACGGACACGGACGGCTACTCCGCCTCCGAGCTCATGCGGTTCAAGGCGTTCAAGGACAACGCGACCCTCGCCTCCTCGTTCGCTGCGGCTGACGGCAACCACGCCCTGAAGAAGCTGGTGCTCCGGTACGCGATGGGCGACCGGACCGCCGGTGACGCGCTGCGTGCCCAGGCCGACCACATCGCCGCACGCATCGACCGGATGAACGGCAACATCGACGACGTCCTGTTCGCGGACGAGCTCGCGGCCCCCGGCACGCTGTTCGAGCACTACAACCAGGCCGGCGACCTCGATGCCCTGATGAAGGAGAAGAAGTCCGACGAGCGACTCGTTGACTTCTACCAGCGCATCCTGAAGGACGACGAGGCGGCTACCACCGCCGAGAAGGGCACCGCCCTCGACTCTCACAGCACCGGCCTCTTCGGCTCGGTGGGTGAGCGGACCCGGATCACCAGCCGCGACATCAAGGACCTGGTCCACGAGCGGCAGTACGTCATCCAGGATGGCGTCGGTGACATCCCGGTCCGGATGGCCCGCCAGGTCACCGGCCGGCGCCCCGAGGGCATGATCGACCTGCACGACGCAGAGCAGGGGTTCGAGGAGCTCTCGAACATGCTCCGCAAGGTGCGCGGCCTGGACTCGTTCTCGCGCCAGCGGATGCTGGACGGCTACGTGGCAGCTGCTGACGACAACGCCCGGATGCTCTCGATCCAGTCGATCGAGTCGAACGTGTTCCAGCACGTCGGCAAGGAGCTCGGGTACACCGAGGCCGAGATCAACGACCTGCTCGCCAAGACCCTGGACGAGCGTGGCCGGCTCATCAAGCACGTGAAGGAGCGGGCGTTCTCCGGCGCCACCGGCGCTGACGGGATCCCGGTGGACGCGATCCGTCTCGACGACGGCACGCTGATCCACCGCCCGCTGCTGGAGACCCACCTCGCCAACCGCACCCCGACGCTCGACATCGACCACATCTACCGCGTGCTGAAGCACAACGCAGACCGGGTCGGTGCCCTCCGCGCCGGAGCCGGCGAGGGGTTCAGCATCGTCAAGGACGCCGGGATGCTGGTGAACGACCTCTGGAAGTTCCAGACGCTGCTGCGCCTGGGCTACCTCCAGCGGAACATCATCGACAACCAAATGCGCCTGTTCGGCTACCTCGGTGGCCTGGACCACGTGCGGACGATGGCCGAGAACGTCGGCCAGGGCTTCATGCACAAGCTGTCCAGCGTCTCCGCCGCAGCTGCTCGCAACGACGCCGTCGTCAAGGTCCAGGATCTCAACAAGCAGATCGAGGACTCGCTCGCCGGCCGGCCGATCAAGTACAACCCGACCGAGGACGACCCTCGGGTCGCCGCCCTCATCGACGAGCGGGACAAGTGGCAGAGGGTCGTGGACAACGGCCCGAACCCCGACGACTTCTCCCGGCACTTCGGCCAGGGCGAGGTCAAGATCGGCCCGTACACCCGTCCCGACGCCTTCGGCAAGACCACCTCGGAGTACGAGCGGTACCGCAACCAGGTGTCCGGTGAGGACATGTGGGCCAACTTCGCCGGTGGCGAGATGGACCGCCTGCTCAACAAGATGCGGTCCGACGAGTGGGTGACGATCACCGGCTCCGACTCGCGCTACGTGGACCACTACCTCCGCGTCGTGAACAACCAGTTCCGTCAGTCCGAGATCGCCATGCGACTGCTCAGGGGCGACAAGCCCGAGTCGGTCGTGGCGTGGCTGAAGTCCGGTGCCGGCCGCAAGCTGCGCCGGCGCCTCGTCCACCGCTGGGACTCCCCCGAGGAGCTCGTGGCGGCGAACGTGCAGAACATCAACCACGTGGTCCCGGACCCCGCGATGCGGAAGCTGCTCACCGAGCGGAACTTCCGCAAGGGTGACGTGGACCGGATGTTCACCGCACAGCACCTCCGCCCCCCGATCAACGCCGGCCAGATCGGCTACTCGCAGGGCATCGGCAAGACCGCCGAGGCCTACAACAAGATCCGCAACGGGTACTTCAAGTGGATGTCGTCCATGCCGGACAACCTGATGGGCCGGCACCCGATCTACCGCCAGATGTACCGAGGCCGGCTGCGCCAGCTCATGCAGCAGGCCGACCCCAAGCTCGAAGGCGTCCTCACGGTCGCTGAGCAGCGGGTGCTCGACGAGCAGGCTCGCATCTGGGCTCGCCGCGAGATGAAGCGGATCATGTTCGACGTCAGCTCGAAGTCGAACGTGGCTCACTTCGCCCGGTTCGTCGCGCCGTTCTTCGCGGCGTGGGAGGACTCGATGGTGAAGTACGGCCGGCTCATCAGCCGTGACCCGTCACTGATCCCCCGGGCCTGGACGCTGTGGACCGCGCCGAACGACAGCTCGCTGGTCGAGGTCGTGGACATCAACGGCAACGTGATCCCGAGCAACCGCTCGAAGATCTCGGACAACGAGTACGTCCGGATCCCTGCCGGGTTCCTCGGCAAGAAGTTCAGCCAGGGGATCGTGGACATCCCGAAGTCGAGCCTGAACATCGCCCTCCAGGGCGACCCGTTCTGGCTGCCGGGCTTCGGCCCGATGGTCCAGGCCCCGGTCAACGAGATCGCCAAGTCCCGTCCGCAGGACGAGGAGATCGTGTCGTTCATCCTGCCGTACGGCACGGAGGACGCCGGCTTCCTGTCCTACAAGAAGTTCCTCA